GGTTCATTCAGAGCTACAGGTACTAGCAATCAAACAATTGCTACAGTTACTGGTTCAGCTACTGGTTCATTCAGAGCTACAGGTACTAGCAATCAAACAATTGCTACAGTAACTGGTTCAGCTACTGGTTCATTCAGAGCTACAGGTACTAGCAATCAAACAATTGCTACAGTAACTGGTTCAGCTACTGGATCATTCAGAGCTATAGGTACTAGTAATCAAACAATTGCCACAGTTACTGGTTCAATCACTGGGACGTTATTAATAGTTGGTACAAGTAATCAAACTATTAATTTAAGTGGTTCAGCTACTGGTGGAAGTGTACCAGCTGTAGGTACAAGTAACCAAACTATTAATTTAACTGGTTCAGCAACTGGAACACTATTAGTAGCTGGTACAAGTAACCAAACTATTAATTTAACTGGTTCAGCAACTGGAACACTATTAGTAACTGGTATAAGTAACCAAACTATTAATTTAACTGGTTCAGCAACTGGAACACTATTAGTAGCTGGTACAAGTAATCAAACTGTTAATTTAAGTGGTTCAGCTACTGGAACACTATTAATAGCTTGTACAAGTAGCCAAAATATTGATTTAAGTGGTTCAGGCACTGGAACTAATACTGGTAGTGATATAGTAGGTAATAGTAATCAAACTATTAATCTAACCGGTTCAGCTACTGGTACAGCTGTTAATTTTGGTAATTCTAACCAAATAATAGCTAATACTACTGGTAGCTCTACTGGAACATTATTAGTATCTGGTGCAAGTAGTCAAACCATTAACTTAAGTGGTTCAGCTACTGGAACACTATTAATAAGTGGTAATAGTAATCAAATAATTGACTTAAGTGGCTCAGCTACTGGTTCTATTACTACTACTGGTACAAGTAGTCAAACTGTTAATTTAACTAGTTCAGCTATTGGAACATTACTAATAGCTGGTACAAGTAACCAAATTATTAATTTAACCGGTTTAGCTACTGGAACATTATTAGTAACTGGTACAAGTAACCAAATAATAGCAGCTATTACTGGTTCAGCGTCTGGTATAAATTCTAGTGTAATAACTGGTATAAGCAATCAAGTTATTAATTTAACTGATTCAGCAACTGGTACTGCTGTTAATCATGCTAATAGCAATCAAACTATTAGTCTAATTAGTTCAGCTACTGGAACATTATTAATAGTTGGTACAAGTAGTCAGATAATTGCAACTATTACTGGGACATCTTCTGGAACTACTGCTAACTTGATTACTGGTACAAGTAATCAAATAATTGCAAATATTTCTGGTAGTGCTACAGGATCCTTTATATCTACTGGATTAAGTAGTCAAACCGTAGCAAATATTTCTGGTAGTGCTACAGGATCCTTATTAGTATCCGGTTCATCAGATCAGATATTAGCTAATATATCTGGTGTAACTATAGGTACAGTACTCATAGTTGGTAATTCAACTAATACATATGTGTTAGTTGGAACTGCTAACGGTATTTTACAAATAAAAGGTGATTCTAGTTTAGCTATTAATTTAGTTACTACTAGTATAGGTACTACATTAGGTGGTGGATTATTATCCACCTTCATATTAGATGAAATACAACTTTTATTTATTAGAGATACCCAGTTACCAATATACATATTAGATACTAATAATACTATTAATATAAAAGATGTAATAGTACCAGTATATATAAGAGGAACTATTGATAATAGAATAATATCAGATATTAACGATGATATTTTTATTAAGGCTGCATAATTAATGCTAACTATTGTGTTAACTTTTTTAAAGGGTTTTATTGGTAACTATTGGAAACAATTAATTCTAATAGTTGCCATATCAACTCTTGCATATACTACATACCATAGAATTAAAACTATAGGTTATAATGAGGGATTTAAAACTGCTAATACTGAATGTATTAAAAAGAATAAGGAATTTACTGATAAATTAGATACACTAATAGTTACTATAGAAAATAATAGTAGTAAACTAGTTAGCGAGTCAGTAGAAGCAAGAAAAGTATTAAAGAAAGATATATCTACTATATTACTTACTATTAAGAATAAACCCTTATATATAATAGAACAAGGACAATGTAAACCATCAGATGATTTTATCAATGCTTATAATCAAGCAGTGGATAGGATTAATACACCATGAAAAATTTATTAATTATTTTATTTTTAATAATTATATCTGCTTGTACTACTGTACCGATTGAACCTATTCCTATTATTACAGTAGATAAGAAGGTTATAAACATAAATCCTAAAGTTTTAGAGCAATGTGATCCCCTACAAAGACTACCTGAAAAAGCAGGCTTTGAGGATGTTATAACTATAACAATTCGTAACTATGAGCTTTATAAAATATGTGCTGACAAACAGCGAGTTTCTACTCAGGTTATTAGAGAGTTTTCCAATAGTAAGGAATAATATGAATTTTGAGAATATGGGTGGTAGACGTTTTGTATTATCTATTCTTACATTACTAAGTACATTTGTACTTACTTGGTTTGCTAAAATAGATGCAGCTACTTATTCTATAGTAATAGTAGCAACGGTTGGCGCACTAATTACTGGTCATACTACTGAAAATATTAAAAGTCTCGTGGCGTCTAAGAATGAACCTAAGCCCTAATTTTACTTTACAAGAATTTATTTATAGCGAGACAGCATCTAGATATAATATAGATAATATACCTACTGATCCTGAGGTATTATCTAATTTACTAAGGACTGCTGATAACTTGGAGAATATACGTTCTCTATTAGATAAACCTATGTATATAAGTAGTGCTTATAGATGTTTAGAGCTTAATAGAAAAATAGGTTCTAAAGATACAAGTCAACATATATTAGGTAAGGCAGTCGATTTTAAGTGTCCTAGATTTGGAACTCCAAAGCAAATAATTGACAAAATAATGTCATCAGAGATTGATTTTGATCAATTAATACTAGAATATGATAACTGGGTTCACGTAAGTTTTACTGAATCAGAAAATCGTAGGCAGGTTTTAGTAATAGATAGTAATGGTACTAAACCTTATTTATAACGAACTTAAGGGGTCTATGTCAGTATCAACAGGCAAGAAAGCAAGAAGAATGTCCACAGAAGAACCCCACGTATCTGTGGATAAATTTAAAGAAGTAGAACCATTAAATTATATACAAGGTGTATACTTAGACGCTATAAAAAATAATAGTATTATTTTTGGTATTGGTAGTGCCGGTACAGGTAAAACATATATATCAACGTATTATGCTGCTTCTGAACTATTTCATAGAAATATAGAAAAAATAATTGTCACACGACCTAATGTAGAAGTTGGCCGCGGGATGGGTTTCATACCGGGTACTATTGAGGAAAAATATGCCCCCTATATTGAACCTTTTGATTCCATTTTTTCTAGGAGTCTTGGTAGAGGCTTTTATGACTATTGTATTAAAAATAAAAGCATCGATCCTAAGCCAATTGGGTTTATGAGAGGTACAACATTTGATAATTGTATAGTACTAGTAGATGAAGCACAGAATATAACTAAGACTGAAATGAAAATGTTATTGTCTAGAATCGGTAAAAATTGTAAGATGATATTATCTGGTGATCCTGACCAAGTGGATATTAGTAATTCTGGATTAGAAGATGCTATTGATAGATTAGGTAATATATCTGATATAGAAATAGTAGAATTCTTACCATCAGATATAGTTCGTAGTAAACTATGTAAACAAATTATTATGGCGTATAATAGATAAAAAAAGCCCCGTTAGTATTAGCTAACGGGGCTTTTTTATTTAATTGGGCACATTCCTGTAGCGCAATCATCTCCTAATATTTCATCAAAACTATTACTGTTTTCTATATTTACTTCTTTTAATACTGCTACATATTCGTTATAAGTTTTCTCATCTACTACTTCTTGTGGAAGATATAGATATCCTAAATCTTTAGCAGTTTTAGTTGGATCAGTACGATAAACAAAACTAACACCAACATAACAATCCCAGTTGTTTAATAACCATATAATAATATCCTCTATTTCATCCTGTGAGTAACTAATAGTTACTGAGGTATTTTGCTGAGTCCAACTAGTTTGAAGTAGTTTATATTTTTCTAATTGATCTACTGCTGTATCAAGATTTACTTCTATACCACCTACCTTTAAAAATGGTACATCATCCCATCTAACAGGGAAGGTTACTAGAATACCTGTATCATCAGTAGGATGATTAAATACTCTATATCCTGCTTCTATTAATTTAGGAATTAATGGATCGTGTTTACCAAACTGTACATTATTAAATATGTATTTACCTAAAGGCTTATGAATACCTTCAGTAGTATCCATTATTTTACTGAGTGTACCGCTGGGTTTAACACAGGTAATATTCTTAGGTCTAGGGAGTCCGAGTTCGTCTGCCATTCCAATCGCCGCAGAAGTCGCTGTTCGTTTAAGATACTCATAATCATATCCTCCCATGTCTGGACGTTTTGCGATACCTGTGAGCCCGACTCCGCACAGTCGAAGGAAATAGTTGTTAAGATGCCAGGACTCTTGCAAAACTCCATCTTGTAGGTTAACGCAAGTCTGTCTGTAATTAGCCCTTGCAGCAAGTCTAATAGCTTCATGTAATCCTGCTGTGTCTCCGCGAAACTTCCCGATATCAGTTTCTGTAAGGTTACAGAAACTTTTGTTTCCGAGTAAGATCTCGACACACGGATTACATCCAGAGAACCAGGGAGCGCGTCTAATTGCCTCCACAGCATTAATAAAACCCGGCTCCGAACCCCCCGAATCCACCATCGTATCAAAAATTCTTCTGAGATTTTCATATGTAGGTTTTTCTTTAAATACTAAACTGTTATTTGATTGTTGTCTATGTGCTTTATCATGCAGCCACCAGTCTTTTTTAGCTACTGAGAATTCTTCCCATTCTGGCTGCCCATATTCGAATAGAGCGATTTCCGCGCTTCTACGACTAGAGAGTATAGTACCCAGCCAATTAATAATGTCCAAAATATCCATTCTTGTGAGAAGACTATCAGCACGTCCATTAAGAATTTTTGCAATAGCAACATAGGCTGTGCTAATAGCTGAGTCACCTGAGGAAATCCATCCATATCCTTTTAATCTTTCTCCTGCTGGTCTAAGCTCACTAAAGTCTATAACTAAAGTTTTTGCTGGTCTTTTACCCGCTAATAGCTTCCCTATTGATTTAGCCCATGCCTCAGCTGAGTCACCAATTTTAATAGTCCAGGTTAGGGTTTCTGGGTCCCAGGTTTCAACGTTATTTTCATTTCCACCTTTACCTTTTCTTTTACTTTTAACTACCTTTATCTCTTTAATTGGTTTGCTAAACCCATTTAAGGTTCCTACAATGGGTTTAAATCCTACTCCACAACCTTGTAGTAGTAACCATAGTACGTCTACGACGTCATATACTGTTTCTACTTGTGTAAAGGCGCAGTTAAATTGACTTGCCTCTCTACGGTGTGCTACAATAGTACCACCTAACCACAGGGTTCTACCACTAGTAGATACTTTTCGGTCTAACATTAATTGTTCTAGATCGTACAGTTCACCAAATTCTATATCAGTAAGTTCTCTACGAGCAGCACGTTCCCAAAGCCACTGCTGATGGTCTATAACTCTAGATACGGTTTCTGCCCATGTTTCGAATGTTTTTCCATCTTCAGATGTTGGTCTATTATATGTTCTACGTGTAATTACTTGTGCTCGTGTTGATACTGTCATGTTGCTCCCGTACTCCCAAAACCTCCGGTACCACGTACCGTATCTTCTAATTTATCCAATACTACAAATTCTGGTAGTATAATTGGTACTACTAATAACTGAACTATTCTGTCTCCCTCATTTAAATAGAAATCATCTAAATCACCGGTATACATTAGTGAGGCCATTATATTACCACGATAAGCGGAATCTATGACTCCTACTGAATTGGTCATTATAATACCATGTTTACTTAAACTAGACCTAGAAATTAGCAGTCCTACATGTCCAATAGGTATTTGTGCTCTTACTCCTGTATCTACTAGTGTTCTTACATTTCTACGTAATACTGTATTATCTCTAGCTCGCAGGTCTGCCCCCGCATCAGAATCGTGTGCTCTAATAGGTAAACAAATAGGTTTATCTATTGATATATTAATGCTGGGTTTTAGGTATTGTGGTGTCATTTTGCCTCGCAGTTTATATTTGCTGAACTAATACCACTGGACATAGTAGGGTCTCCCGATGTTACTATCCATGGTGGAGTTATATTAGGATATGTTGGTGGATATATTGGTGGATTTGTTGGCATTATATTAGGATATGACGGATTAACATATGGATATAATGTAGGCTTAATATCTAAAAAACGCTTATATACATCTAATCTAAATTCTTCTAAGGTTTTCTTGGCATCGTATTCTTTTACGTCTTTAATATAATTATCTATTTTATCTAGTCTTATTAGAATATTTTTAATATCGGAATCTAATCCTTCAAATCGTGTTTTTAGTGCGTCAATTACTGACTGTATAGCAACACGTTCTCCTTCTGTTATTCTCATTCTACAAATATTCTCCCAAAATCTTGTCAATTTTATCACAATTATCTTTTCCTATAGCTTCTTCACAATAAGTAACTAAATCCATTAATTTATAATTCCTAATTAAGTTATCTGCCCCGAATTCATTAAGACTAGAAATATACTTATACTTAGAACTAATAGGAAGACTACTAATGACATCATACGTGCTTCCATAGGTTTTAACAAGGGATTGCGCTTTAACTGGTCCAATTCCTGGCACGCCTGGTATACTATCACCACTGTCACCAGTGAGACACTTAATTGATATGTGATCGTCGACATTATAGTCATAATGCTCATTCCAATTATTTTTAGTTATTTCTTTTCTTGTTACATAAGAAAATCTAGATACATTATCATCAATAAGTAGGTCCCAGTCTTTGTCGGAGGACATTAACCATATAGAATGAGTTTTTTTATACTTACGAACTATATACGCTGCTAAGTCGTCGGCCTCAACTTGTGAAAATTTTAATACAGGATAGTCGCCGACTTCTTTATAGGTATCAATTACTCTTGAAAATTCAGTTAGAAATGCCTCAAAAGCAGCCTTTTCTTCCAGTGTTTGTGTTGAATATTTTTCTTTTCTTCCAGATTTATATTCTGGAAAAATTGATTTTCTGTATGAGCTTGAACCCTCATCACAGGTTATAATAACCTTCCCGGCTTTATATGATTTTCTTAAGCTATCTATAGTCCTCATATACTCATCTAAGAAAGTTTTAGCCCCAGAATGCTTCCATCTAAATGCTAAATTTAGAGAGTCCACTACCATTAAGGTGTTTGGTTCTAGAGAGGTTAGATTTTTAAAACTTGTAGCCATTATAATATAAATTTAGGTTTTTCATTTATGAGCCAATCTGTAAGTGTACTGACGTAGAAAGTGTATCCAAGTATATCCACATATACTATTCTATATGTATTATTTGGCATGTCTTCATAGGCAGCGAAGATTTTACTTCTATCATGTTTAAATAATAGAAGTGGTTTTTTGTCTATTTGTTTACCCTGTCTTACTGCCTGTTCCCACCACTCTAATAATTGTGGACTTTTACCAGTAAATAAAGAACTATTAAAATGATCTTCGGCATAATGTTTAACTTCTACCGCAAATAGATTTTTCTCACCTGGTATATATAAATCGCCCTTTAATCCATGTTTTTCATTCAGAGCACCACTACCAGGAACACGTTCCCACTTAAGTTTGGTATGTTCTCTTAATATATCTCTTACTACAATTTCTGCCCTACTACCTTTATCTCTAGAATCTACCATATTACTTTTTTCTAAGTATAAATTCTATAGCACATTCTGGGCCGTCAACTGGACCTGTCTGATCATAGCTCTTATTAAGTTCAGGATCAAATTTATCCTCAAGTCTAGTAATACTAATAATTTCTGTATCTTTCCAAATTAATCTAAGTAATTCGGTTACATTGACTGATTTAGAGTGTAGTTTAGTTCCCTTAAATATTTTGAAAGACCACTTATGATCGGAATTAAATCTAGAAGGCCAGTATCCGTGTTCATACATGTCTTCTTCAGGTATTACTACTACTATGTATCCACCAGGCTTACATATTCTTACCCAGTTCTTTAACGATATTTCTGGATCAACCATATGCTCTAAACAGTGAGCGCTATGAACAAAATCGTACGTATTATCTTTTACAGATGCCATATATTGGGCATCACCATCTTTCAAATCCCAATTATAAGCATTGAAGCCCCATTGGGATATACAGTCTGGACCAGCACCAATATCTATACCGGAACCTTTAAATAACTTACTATTAGTTTCAGTACCTCTGCGTCTTATACTTTTTGAAGCTTCATGCATTATTCTATCCTTGAGACATTATTTTCTTTTACAATATGTACTTTTTCTATCAGCGGATGTGTAAATGAGTGGCTGACTAAAACAGTATTTAGATGTTCTTCTTTTAATAGAACTTCTATCAGCTTTTCCTTACCCTCTACGTCAAGAGACTCTACAGTTTCATCGAGTATGAGTAAATTAATTCTTGAATTAGATAATGTTTGCATTAGTTTTCTTATTGCTAATAGTGTGGCAATATTTACCCTTGCCCTTTCACCATTAGATAATGCTAATATATCTATATCTTGACTATTATCGTTTATTACTACGTTCAATTTATCACTGGAATTAACCTTAAATGATAGTTGAAATCTACCATCACTAAGATCAAGAAGGTATTCATTAGTAATTTCTTCTAAATCTTTTACTAAACATTCTATTTTATAAGCAACTAAACCAGTAGTACTAAAGGTTTTTACTAATACCTGGATATTAGTAAGTCTATATTGTATATTATTATATGTAGTTGTATACTTTATTAAATCAGATTTCATTGTATCTATCTGACTCAGTATTACCTCTATTCTAGCATTGTGCGCTGATATATCATTATTAGTTTTCTGAATAGCGGAGTTAAATTCATTATCAAACTTTATACTCTTTTCTAGTTTTTCTATGTCCAGAACTAATTTATCTCTATCTAATATCTCCGTACTCATGGATGGATTATATAGTGTATGATATCTTTCCCATTCAGCCTGATTTTTAATATAAGTATTATATTTATCCCTGTTAGCTTCGTGCATAGGGATTTCAAATCTTAACTGGTTAAGGTATTCTACAGCCTGCTCTCTTTCACGCTTAGCTTCTTCTACAATCTGTAATTGGGCTGAAGCATCTATAGGTTGTCCACACGAAGAACAAGTAGTATTAACTACTACTATTTTCTTATTGAGTGCACCTATTGTATGAGTTATTCCAATAGATAGATTAATCAATTTATCTACATCAACAGCGGGTTTATCTACTGGGGTAATATCAATAGAGTGTAGTATCTCTTTATACTTATTATTTTGAATAGTTTTTTTATTTGTAGTCTCTATAGTTCGTAATTGTTCTTTTAACTCAGTTAACTTGTTTATAGATTCTGTGGGTGGTTCAGGAACCACTAGTAGAGGTTTAGTAACTAAATTTTCTTTATTTAGTTTATTTAACCAATCCTTAACAGTATTCATCTTAACACTAACTACATCTAATTCTGATGAAATTTCTTTATTTAATTCTTTAAATAATTCTGATTTAATAAATCTATTAAAAACTTTTTTCTGTTTGTATCTGTAGCAGTTAAAAACTCTAAACTATAAGCACTTGATTGATATACTATTTGAGTAAACGTCTTATGATCAAAACCAATAATTTCTTCTATTAGTTTATACGTTGCTGTAGATGTATGGGCCGAAATGTCTATACCATTTTTTAATAACTCTACTTTTTGAGTTGTACCTCTTATAGTAGTAATTACATATTCGTTACCATCACTACTAAATTCTAAACTAGCACCCCACTTATCAGATTTAGCATTTCTATTTAAAATATCAGCTTTCTTGATATTTTTTGAGTTTTTATTATATAAAACCTCTTCTAAAATTAATGCAATAGAACTCTTACCGTGACCATTTTTACCAATTAATTGAATTAGCTCGTTAGAACTAAAATTTATAGTATTATTAATTCCATATGAAAACGCATTAGACCAAGTAAGGTTCTTTAATACTATCATTCCTGTAACTTTCCTATATGACTATTTAACTCTTTAAGCGCTGATTGTACGGCTTCTTCATTAAGATTAAGAACATAATATAAATATTCTTCTACTTCTTCCTCTAATGTGAGGTCTGGCGCAAGTATGAGGGCTGTATCACTTTCCCTCTTTAGTACTTTTTTGTCTAATAATTCAGTATTTTCCATACCACTGAGTTCTGACATATCACCCTCAACTTCATAGATGGTATGATCAAATTCTGTTGCAGGCATTGGTTCACCTGCTCTTATTGTTTTTCTGATAAGTTGTGGTAATTTGAGCTTGATCCACTCATGATCCATCGTATTAGTATCAAAGATGATAATACCTGTATCGACATTGTTGCGATGGAAACTGGTAGTAATAGGGCTTCCAGGATATAATATGTTACGCTGGCTGTTAGTATAAGAGTGCAGATCACCAGCGAGGACCACTTTCCATCTATCAAATAATTCCAAAGGTACTTCAGCTTTAACATGTGGTGGTATATCTCCTCTTACGTGAGTACAAAGAATATCTCCATGAAAATCTATATCTGCTGGAAAATACTCTCTTAACTTATTATACGGTATAAAATCAATTTCTTTATACGTAAAGAAATTATCAATTATCTTAACTTTGGGATTTACTGTATTACTTACCTTAGCTAGGTTAGTTAGAAATGTAGTATTCTTTTTTAGAGCTTCGTGATTACCACTATATACTATACAAGTAGAATGAATACTATTAAGTAATTCAAAATATAATTCTAATTCTTCCATACTAGGAAGTTTATCAAATATATCTCCACCTATAACTGTTAAGTCTACCTGAGTACTATATGTACCTATTTCAGCAAATAGCATTCTATATCTATTTTTAGCCCATTCAACAGGTACATTCTTCTGACCTAGTTTTATATGTAAATCAGCTGTGAATAGAATTTTCACTATCTACTCTCTTTTCTAACATTTTCCACACTATCTCATATTCTGGCCAAGTATCTTTAATACATACAAACTGTGAATTTGGGTTTCTACCTTCTTTTAATCTACCAACGTATATTTTATCTTCTAGTCTATTTAACTCTAATATCTCATCAGCTGTTAAATAATCACTAATATCATCATTTTTTAAAACTCTATATTTGTTATATCTAATCACTTACAGTCTCCTAAACCTTTTGCTAATCCATATAAATTTATTCGTTTGGTATCAGTTAAATGATACCAACTACACCAAAGATGTGTAAAATTTTCTAAGTCAGCAATTTCAAATTCAACTTCTGTTTCTATATATCCTGCCACACCTTCATGATTAAAATAAGGTCCTTTAGTAATACACATCTTATTTATTGCTTGTTGATAAGTAGGACCAGAACACATAATCCAAAGTATATGCGAGTAACATGTGTTAACTATTAATTTCATCTAAATTTTTCCCACTCTAATGGTAGTTTGCAGTTATTTGGGGCAGCTTTAAACATTGGCCCAATATCACAATCTTTATAACCAGCTAATCCGCAACCAACTCTAGTAACAAAAAATTCTAAATCTTTATTGGATAATGCGTATTCTATAAATCGATCTACGTGATATTCTATAATATCAAGAGTTAATGTTTCTAGTGTACTACTTTTAGTAGGGATCGCATATGCGTCTCCAGTTCTACCAATACCTACACCATATTCAGCACCAAAATCAATTTTAGCAGTTAAGGCTGCTCCTTTACCATGTCTACCAGCTAAGTTACTACCAAATACGAATATCATTTGATTCTCCAGTGAGTAAAGGCCCCGAAGGGCCTTTACTTCTTAGCTTAGTTCGCTAACTGCTTCTCTTTCAGCAGGTGTTGCAGTATCATCATCAGGAGTACCACTGGTAATCTTCTTTAGAAGAGCCTCGATTTCTTCTGGAGTATTGCGTGGATATTTTGAATCAATATCCTTAGCTGCGGCTACTACTGCACGTTCTTCGTCAGTAAGAGCACGTGGCTTGCATTTTAATACTTGCAGAGTATACTCTACATTAAACGCTAGGGGACCAGTCTTTGCGCGTTTAAAGACAATATCCCATCCAGTATCTGGATCAGTAGGGTCACCTAGGTCTTCGGCGGCAGTCATAATACTTTCAAAAAGCTTCTTCTTTAAATTAAGAACCTTTTCTTTACCATCTTTAGGATCGATACAGTTAATACTGTAAGACCACTGACATTTCTTATCAGGGAAGTACGTTGGTACGTGATCAACCTCTAGATTGTCAAATTTTTCTTTAATTCTACTAAAAGCTAGACACTCAACAGGAATATCCTTGTTATTAGTGCCCTTAAGCCAGTATACATAACGCGGAAGAATTCCGCCAAACATACGTACTTTGTTATCACCTTCAACATATACATATGCATCTACTGCGTTCTTAATAGCCTTGCCTTTTGTATTTTTAAATTCTAATGCCATTTATTTTTCCTTTTTTAATTCTTCATATTTGAAGAATATTTCTGTGTTTGTTATGTTCAATAACGGGTTTGTTCTTATAGCCTGCATATTAATATCAGGAAAGTAAGATAGTGGTAGAGATTTTACTTTATAATACTTATATAAGTTATAATCCCTTCTAGCTGCTAACTTAATATATTGTACTATGTACGCTATATCAATGTTCTTTAAAGTAAATAGAGGATCAGGATTTAATAAAAAACTAAATCCGCCTATATTTAATTTTTTTACATATAAAGCCCCTTTGCGTCTACTAGGTAATTTTTTATAGTAAAAAGCGTATAGTATAGCCACAAATTTTTTCATATCCTTATCTGCTGCTTTTTCTAACAGGTTTAGATCAAAGAAAAGAGTCACTATTACACTTTCTATTAAATATTATACTACAAAATGTTACAAAGATCAAGCTTAAATTTTATACGCTTTCTACATCCCAACCCTTATTTAGATAGAACTTAAGCCTTAAATTATTCTGCTTTTTATCTGCATATCCAGAAAAGTTTATATCTAATACTACTGGGTCAAGTTTATTAGTATGTTTTCTCATTATACGACCAATAATTTGTTCTAATAGTACCTCGTTAGATATAGGACTAGCTAAAATAACACAACTTAGTCTATTTATCGAGATACCTTCCGAGAAGATTTGGCGGCTACCAGCAATGCAGCTAATTTCACCGGAGTCAATTCTTTTTGATATACTTTCTCTTTCTTCCGCACTGGTCCCCCCAGTAACCAACATACATTTTTCACCTATAAGCTCCTTCACGTTAGTTAGAAATTCTACTCTATCTGCTACTATGAGAACATAGTGTCCTCTTGCTATTTGTGTTTGTGCTATTACTGCTATATACTCTTGATAATCAGGATCGTACAAAAGTTTATTAATTTTTTTAACCCATACTTCACCATTAGTTAGAGAAATACCAGATCTAATTATTTTAACTCTAGGATTCAATGTGTGGCTTTGTACCGGTTTATGTACTATATCACCAAAATAATCTCTTAGTAATATATGTTTTCCATCTTTTCTAATCATAGTACCACTGAGACCTATTCGGTATCTGGAGTACATTCCATCAATAATTGCTGTAAATGTTGTTGCTGGACAATGATGACCTTCATCCATTATAACTGTACCAAATTCTTTTGATAGTTCTAGCGCATATTTAGTTACTGTTTGTACGTTACCAACTACTATTACGTGATCTATATCATACTCACCAGAGCCTATTATACCAACATCCATATCATAAAGAGCTTTTATTTCCTTAATCCACTGATCTCTTAGTATAGTAGTATGTGTAATTATAAGTGTTTTTTGACCTAATTTTGCAGCTATATGTAACGCAGTAAAAGTTTTACCCCACCCTACTAATGCGTTAAGGAATCCAGAATCATTAAATTCATCAAATACTTCTTTTTGTTCTATTCTAAGAGGTATTTTTGGGTTTGGGAAAGGCATATCATGTATTACACGCTTATCTATAATCTCATAATCTTCTGGTATGAGATCAGTTCTACCCTGTGGAATACTTAATATATTTTTAGGTAGTACCTTATAGTTTTTAATAATTTCTATAAGAGTATGTTTACCACCCCTACCAGCACCTTTTTGTTCTATTTTATAAGTCAGAGCTTTCTTAATATTATCAAAACCTTCTGGTGGAGCACTTAAATATATTCTGTTTGATATAATCGCCTTATTCACACTAATTCCACATGAATTTTTAAACCTTTGGCGCGAGCTAAATCTATCATGTTAGCAGTGCCTTTACTGTACCC